TGGACCCATCATTAGAGCAGCAGCTTCCACAGGAGCTTGAAGCTAAGGATTGGGATGTTGATTTTCGTAACGATCTGGTGCGTCGGACAATGGACGCATATCTAGGTCGGGTTGAATTAGCACCCACGCCGAAGCAGAAGCGCTGCGAAACTTGGCGAAACGTGCCTGAGGCAGGGCCAACGCCGCTAACGTTTCCACGCTGGTTGTGTTTTCTTGTAACTAAGAACTACAACGTGGAGCCTCGTTGGTTTGAGCGGAATAGGAGAGCCGCAATTCAAGCTAGCGAGTTTTATATGGACGCAGTCCCTACTATAGAGGTATCACATTCTTTAATTTGTAGAACCTATCGGCAACCAATGAAGAACCCTCCAATAGAAGACAATTATGATTATAGCGTCAATGATGAGGATGCGGACCCAATTGAATCATTCTTTATCGAACAAGCAAACAAACTCAATAAGTCAGATTTTGTTAACAATGATTGGGTAATGCATGGACCTGGAATTCGCGTATTCAAGCCTCTGGTGGAAGATGTCGCCACCAGCTTGTATGGCATGATACGGCGTGATGAGATCAAAGATTTAGACAAACAATCACTCAGCTTGGTCAAGTCGGTTTCAGACACTTGGGCTCGACCGGTTAAGGAGGGAGGCAAAGCTATTCAGTGCGTGTATAGTGATGTGTGCCGATCCGAAACCGCTGCAGCCGCGATTGAACAAGCCTGGATTGATCTCCGACGTGCGCGCGATGCCGTTCAGTTGACTACTGACGCCACACTGAATCCCAATACATTCGGTGTTTCATCGATCACAGCAAAGGAGCGAACCAAACAGTTCCTCCAAAAATATGCGATTCATCGCAGTTTGTGTGCTAGATTTTGGACATTAATTCGCCAGCATCGTTGGTACCCCGCTTGGGAGGTGCCCGTTGCTTCGCATGCCTTGGCTCCGTTGTGGGTCTCCAAGATTCAGCCCAAGGTTGGCTTTAACCAGCAAACGCAATCTCCATCTGAAGGCTTCTGGAGGTTGTATGACGCTTTGTCTACACACAAACCACTTCTTCCCTCCCTACGCCCTTTTCCATTGCCCCAACCTGTTTACCAAATCAGGAGTACAACGGCGCTTTAGACCCTATGCAGAGAGGTGAACTCTGCTTTGTGGTTCGGAGTGCTGTTGCTACGAAGAATACTTCTGGAGCGTGGATAGTAGGACCAGTGTTGGGGGGTGTTGGCTATCATGTTGCACGGGCATCGGCTAACAATGAAGAAGCAAGCTTTCGGAATAGAGTCGTGAAGGAGCGTGACGTGCCCGATGAGGAGGCTTGGGATGAAGTCATGCTGCTTGCTGATCGGCTCCTACCTATCACGAATGTCACACCTATGACATTTCTTGAATGGGTTAATCATTTCCCTGGCGCGAAGCGAGCAAATTTAATCAGGGAATACGAGCGAATGAATGGTTGCATGCCGCCGAAGCGTATGCTGAAGCGGTATAATTGCTTTGTAAAGCGAGAGATCAAACTAGCCTATCTCGCTTATGTGCTACAGAAGGAGATATCACCTCGGAATATAATGAGTGCCAAGGATTGCGTTAAGATTATCCTTGGTCCGTATTTCCGGGCCTTCTCAAAGTATTGTCACCATTTGTTCAGCCACAACGATGACCTCTATTACGAGCCGGGCGGTCTGGCGGATGAGGTTACAGAGTGGGTGCTTAAGAAAAGCGAGTGGCCATTGATGGAGAACGATTTCTCACGCTTCGATTGCACCAATGGGTTTAGGTCCACTATGCTCAAAATCTTTTATGCTAAACGGCTCGGACTGCGCGGCGAGCCTTTGCGGGTCTATGAATTGTTATTGGAGAGATCGAAATTCACATCACGCCACGGTGTGAGCTGTGTACGAGTCCCAGGGACGCTTTCCGGGCATCCTGACACTACATGGTCTAACACTCTCATCAATATGACAGTTCAATGGTACTGCATATCAAAAGTTTGGCAGAAGAAGTATCATCCCGAACTGACGTATCAGCAATGTTTGGAACGAGATGATTTCCCCACTCCTGGCTCATGTTTTCGGCTGGCAGCCTGCGGCGATGATTCAATAGGCCGGCTTCGGCCCGATCTCGTCGATTCAGAGGCTATTGTAGCCATTGGTAAAAAATTGGGCTACAAAATGAAGCTGAAACTTGGGCATCCTTTAAGCGATGCGAGATTCTGTTCTAATGCCTTCTACCCCACCAAGGGTGGATTTATGATGGCACCGACTATGAAATGCCTACTTAAACTTGGAGCAACAATATCACAAGTCGGCGAACAGAGCCCCGAGCACCACAAGCAGCACATGCGCGGCGTAGCACTTGGTTTGCTGAAACAGGTGAACCATGTACCTCTCCTGAACGACTATATCCAGATGGTTTTACGCACCACAGCTGGAAGTAAGGGGAAGTACCTCAACGAAGCTCGACGTGAAGCTGAGTACAAATACCGAAAAGTGGAGGAGTATGTTGAAGAATCTGCAGACGCAGAGCAATATCTCGAGACGATGTACCGCCTACCATCAGGCTTGGTACGTACGGTTCGGGAACAGATTCGAACCATGACGCTCCCTGGTATTTATTCCACAACTGAGACCGATCTGTTTGTACAACAGGTTGGTAGGGTTGAGGATCTCGGCTAAGGGTCGGGATTGCGTGGGGAGGGCCGTAAGGTGTTAATCAC